GAAGACGCAGAGCAGAAGGAACAGATTGAAGCTAATAGTTTCCAAACTGTGTGGCGTAACCCATTCAGAGATGAGAACTATGAAGGGCGCTGAGGTTCTATTAGAAGCACACAGCCTTATCACAGGCGACAGACATGACGCTTACGCTCACCCGTTAGAGGATTACACACAGACCCGTGACATCTTCAAGGCGCTCACAGGTATTGACATGACTGTTGAGCAAGCCATCTTGTTCATGGTGTCAGTCAAACTGTCTCGTCTTAGGACGGCGTTAGATGAGGGTAGATGGGCGCATGACACCGTGGTAGATACCGCAGGGTATATCGGTTGTTTGTCAATGGTGAACGCTAAACAGATTGACAACTTCCTTGGCGTGGTCAGCTGATGGTACAAAAAGGCGAGCGTAAACCTTGCCCGTGTGACTTCCCGATTGGGAGAACACCCCTCGTGTGTGGTAAACCTGAAGAAGATGACGACGACTGAACTGCCTGATGGCACATGTGTCTACCCTTGTGGGCATGTTGGCATATGTGACCATTGCGGAACGATAGAAAAGGCTGTCGCAGTGTGGACAGATTTCGAGATAGATGGATGCGAATGTTTATGCCATGTGTTACGGCAACATCTCGCCACAGCAAAGAAGAAGGGCAAAAAGAAATGACAATGCACCCTGCATGGTATGACAAGGCAAACTGTAAAGGTATCGGGGGGGAAGTGTTCTTCCCTGAGCCACAGATAGGTGTGAACCACCGTGATTTTTTTGATGAGGCACAGGCGTTCTGTAACAAGTGTACGGTTCGGTCAGCTTGTCTAGAGTATGCAATGGAATGTGAAGCTAACGACATTCGCAGGTTCGGTATGTTCGGCGGGCTTACCCCGCGTCAGCGTGATGCGCTGGCTAAGAGGCGTTCGGGAAAGTGAAAAGCCCCACTACGACACAGAGAAGGGGAAATCTGTGGAGCGGGGCAATTCAACTTGTAACTCTAACACATTATTTCTTGTAGCGTATCACCTTGTAGTTTGCGTAGCGGTACAGCATTGAGTTGTCTGCTGTCGCTTCGGCTTGGTCTTTGCACTTGAATAGGTACGCTTTGGCGGGTTCGGGGCTAAAGGTGTGACCGTCATATTTGTAACAGCCACGCCAGTACCCGTACTCCCTGCTACCTACCACTTTGACTACAACATACAGTTTGCGGGGGCGTTTGTATTGTCCCTGTTTGCGGTAGTTCCGTTGCCATTTCCATAGTCGATACTTAGCTGTCAGCTTGTTGCTCATACTGCTTTATGTCATCTATCAACACAGTCCAACCCCAACGCTTACGCAATATGGATACCACTTCACGGGCTGTTGGTTCGTTGGTGATGTACTGATGTACCCATTCTTCAATGATGTCGCTTGCAGTTTTCATACCTTGTCCCCCATAAATGGTGTCCCGTTGAGTGTCTTTCGTTCTACACGCTTATCATCTTCTTGTTGGTTTAGGAAGACAAGAGCGTTATGCAATGCGATAGCACAGTCTTCTACACCGTCAAGGTATTCGCCGTCACCGAGGTAACCGCTTTGCCATGAGCGTGTGTTCTCATTCCATACCGTGCCATCAGGTAGCACATCATCTTCTACATCAGTCTCGTGATACCAAAGTTTTTGGTTCGGGTCATAACAGATAACGAAGACATGTTGTGGGTCTGATTTTTGGGTTAGGTCATAGACTTTCATTTGCTTGACCCCCAGCTTGGGTGCGCGCGCATTGCACGCTTGCGCTTGACGGTGATGAGTTTGTGGGTGCTGTATCCGATAGTGAAATACAGTACGGCTATCAGTACTGCGCTCATTCTTTACCGTCCATGTATGTTGCGATAACTGTTCGCTCGGTGTATCCGATTACTTGTGCTTCGCTTGCGGTGGTGATGTAGTCCATCGCAGACACCCCGACAAAGTTGCCATCGTAGGTATCTACTGCAACCAGCATGGTGATTTCAATTAGTTTCGTGGTCTCTAGTGTTTTCATTGTGCTGTCTCCTTGTCTTGCATGCCCTGCTCAATAAGAAACTGGGCTTGGTTTAGTTGCTCTAACATTGCGAATGTCTTCATAGGGCGAAGTTCACCCAGTCGTACACCCTCGGATAGTAAGAACCGTAAGTCCTCAAATCCTCTAATGATTTCTGCTTGGATTGTTTCCTTGCTCATTTGTTTTTCCTTTCGTATTGGTGATGTATTTGTTCTGTGATTACTTCGTTCAACATGTCCGTGTAATGTTCCCGTTCGCCGACTTGTTTGACAACAAACTCCCAAACATCTAGCGGTACATCTAATTCGTTGTTGTCTTCGTCCCATATCATGGTAAAACTTTTATCCCACCAGTCAATGATGATGTCTTCGTTCGGGTCTAACTTGGATAGGTATTCGATTGCTTTGCTAACTTTCATTGCTGTTCTCCTTCGTTGTTTGTTGAAACCACATCTGTTCGTTGTTGGTTATGTTTTCTACTGTCTTGATACTTGAAAGTTGAAACTGAAACTCATACTCTCCACCTTTTAGCGGGTGAATAGCGTTGAACATCACTTCATCATTGCTCAACCAAATAATTTGACAGTCCTCGTATGTACTCCACTCAGTGCTGATTACCACGATGTCGTTATGTAAGCGAGCATGGTTTAGTAATAGCAAGATGTCCATTGGTATTTCTTTTACAAATACTTTGCCTTGCTTCATTGCTGTTTCCCTTCGTTGTTGTTGATATGTCTAACCGTAGTACAGATATTAGAGGGTGTCAAGGATTATCCCCGAAGCTTCATGCCATGCTTCACCCTCGCCTGTTGTCGGGCGTACCTTGTAGTCAAGGTTGCCGTACCTGTTGCGACAGTCAAGCACCTCGACCTCGAAGGTCAGTGCTGTGCCTGAGACTCTGAGTTGTCCTCGTTTGCCGATGTTCTGTGCCAGTTCTCGTGCTGTTGCCATTAGTTGCCTGCCTTCTTGTCGAAGATTGCTTGTGCTAATGACTTGCCGTACACTTCGTCTAGGTTTTGGATTATCTTTTCTAGCCTGTCAATCTCGCCCGTAAGTGTGTTCAGTAGGTCATAGACCATGATTGCACCACCAAGTGATAGGCGCATAACTGTTGGCTGTCGGTATCCCAGTTTGTAGTGTTCTTCGCTGTCAGACAAGCCCCATGCCACCAATTCGGACATGATTTTGTTTAGTGCCGTGTCCATTTGTTGCTCTTGCTCGGCGTATATGTCGGTTGTTTCCATTAGTTGCCCTCTGTTTCTTCTAGTTCTAGTTCGAGTGCGCTGTAGATTGAGTTGTCACCCGTTTCTAGGTCATGTAGGTAGAAGTGGATTGCTTCGGGGTTGAGCACCCCATTGTCAATGTCTGCTATTAGTTCTTTGCAAAGTTCTTGCAGGCTTTGTGCAGTTGCTTTGAGTGATTCGTAGTTCATTTGTTGCCCCTGTTCTTTAGGTAATTGTCATATCCTTGTTGGTACTGCTTCCAGTTTTCATTGTGGTTTTCTTTTATCCACAGTAAAAAGTTTTCTAGGTCTCGTAGTTCTACGATGAGTTCGTTCTTCGTTGTCATTAGTTGCCCCTTTTCTTTCGTTCGTTGTCTAGTTTGTATTGGGTTTGTTTGATGTGTCGATTCTTGGTGCGCTCTAGGTCAATCCCTAGCCACACACAAAGCCAGTGCGAGCCGATTAGAGCGAGAAAGACTAAGCCTTCTTTGTTGTCGGTGATGAAGTTCCTCATGCTGTGACCTCGCCTGCATACACTGCCACTGCCCCGTCCGTGATGGTTGAAGTAATCCAGTGTCCAGACCAGTTTGCTTTGGTGACATATTGGCGCACCGCTTCGGCGTAGTTCTCGCTTGGGTCTAGTGCGTAATTCCATGACACCGTGATTTTCTGCGGGTCTTTGCCGTGTGTGTTGCTCTCGTAGCGTTGAACCGTAATTCTTCCGCTATTGCCGAGATACTTGCACCTAAGCGTAACCCTGTGGCTTTCGGTCACATAGTTGGCTTTTGTAGTTTCCATTGCTTTTCCCTTCGTAGTTATGTCTTACTGTAATACAGCCTAGTGACTGTATAGCCCTCTAGTCAAGTCATGAACCTGCGCCGCCTACACGGTCTAGAGGGAGCTTTCTAGTTTCCTTTCTTGTCTTCTGCGGCGGCGGCTTGACGCTCTGCCGTAAATTCGTCTCGTGCTTGCTTTTCCCATTTTTCGGCGGTCACATTGTCGCCCAAGTTGCGGAAGAGTTGCGCTTGCGCTCTCATGCTTTCCGAAATTGTGGCGAACTGCTTGCCCGTTGATATAAATTGCTCTCTCATTAGTTGCCTACCTTGTCGCTTTCCTGCCAGTATCCAACAGCCTTGAAAATCTCGGATACCTTTTCTATTCTTGCGTTTGCGTAGACAATAGTCGGGCTATTGCTTTTCGCTTCTCGCTTCGTTTGTTTTGCTTCGTCTAGCATTAGTGTTAGTGGAACTCGGCAGAGCCATTCCAACTGTTCGGCGGTTAGTTTGCTTGCGTTCATGCTTTCCCCGTTCTGTAGTTTGTTTGTGTTTCGGCTTTCGCCTTGTCCCGTGTCCCGATTGAACGGTACGCCTACAGCGCACGGGGAATGGATTAGTATTTTGAGATTTTGTGGAAGTGCTCACTGATAGCCAGAACGAACTTCACTTCGTCGAACAGTGGATTATCTGCCGAAAAAATCTTTGCTACTTCTTCTTCAATCTGTTCAATGGTGCTTAGTTCGTCTCTGTCTAACATTCCGCCAGCGTTTGATGACCTGTTCACCCTCACTTCTGCAAACATTTCCGCGAACTTTTGGTAATCCTTGCGTGTCATGTAATCCCCTTTGTTGTGTTGATATGTCCCTATCCCTTACAACTACAACACTAGCGAACCGTGATACAAAATGCAAGTCAATCCGTAGAAAACATTAGATATATCC